ACCAGGGCGTTGTTTGACCTAACAAAACGCTTTCACGAACATTGCCCTGAGATCCTTAAACCTCATACGAAGTACAGCTCAAGAAGGGAATTATCTTTTGATGCACTTGATTCCAGCTATGTCGTTGCCACTGCCGGTGGTGACTCAGTCGGTCGTGGGGAAACCCTCACACACGTACATGCCTCAGAACTCGCGTTCTGGCCTAAATCAACGGCTCAAGACATTTGGAACGGATTGCTGCAAGCAGTACCGAATGCTCCTAAAACTGCTGTATTTGTCGAGAGTACGGCAAACGGTGTAACCGGTATCTATCATTCCTTATGGGAAGGTGCAGTAAATGGAACCAACGGTTTCGTGCCTGTGTTTATTCCTTGGTATGTGGACCCCACATACGTAGAGGATGTCCCTGAGACCTTCGAGCGTACTCCTGATGAAGAAGACCTGGCCGAAGAATACAACCTTAGCGATGAACAGCTTATGTTTAGACGCCGTAAGATTGCACAAAACGGCATAGATCTATTTCGACAGGAGTACCCTGCCTACCCTGAAGAGGCTTTCCTAACGACCGGTCGCCCGGTGTTTAATCCAGAGCAACTTCAGAAATGCCTTACCGAAGCAAAAGATGTGAAAGAACGCATGGCCCTCGAGGGTGATGAGTTCATCAACAATGCTCGAGGTGAGCTTACAACCTATCTTAAACATGATCCAGGAGGTCAGTATGTTATCGGTGCTGATGTGGCAATGGGTGTGCGTAACGGAGACTACTCAGTCGCCCAGGTCCTCGATAGCAAGAAAAGGCAAGTCGCCACATGGCGAGGACACGTCCACCCGGACTACTTCGCTGAGGTCTTATTTGCCTTGGGTGAATACTACAACACCGCCCACATCATCGTAGAGAATAACAGCCATGGCATCCTAACATGTACCAGGCTGGGTAAAGATATGGCGTACCCATCGTTCTATCAGGAAATCCAGGTAGACAAGATTACAGACCGTGAAACTGTCAAGTTAGGTTTCACAACAACAAGCAAAACAAAGCCCCTGGTCATTGACCAACTTCGTGCCGCGATGCGTGAGGGCGAGTTAACTCTAAATGACAAAACGACTATCCGTGAAATGATGACTTATATCGTTACGGAGAGCGGAGCCATGGAAGCTGAGCCTTCATGCTTCGATGACTGTGTCATGTCCTTAGCCCTGGCAAACCACGTTCACGAAGGTGCCTGGGAACCTGTCGAGACCCCCGAAGAACTATATGTAGAAATGGTATAATCAATGGCAAAGATCGAAGATTATGAAAAGCTCGAAGAGAGCGATATCGTAACGATAGTTGACACTAACATCCGTCAATCTATTGGCTACTACGATAGCGATCTCAGCCGTGAGCGTAAGCGTGTAATGGACTATTACAACGGTACGCTTCCAAAACCAGCCCATGACGGTAATAGCAAATACGTAAGCCAGGACTGTTTCAACCAGGTTGAATCAATGAAGGCTGCGCTACTTGAAACCTTCAGTGCAGGTAACCGCATCTGTAAGTTTGCACCACAAGGACCTGAAGATACAACAATGGCGGCTGTATGCTCCGCGTACACTGATTATGTAGTCTTCCGGCAAAATGATTTCTTTGGTGTTCTTCGGTCAGTGATTCACGATGGGTTGGTTGCACGTGTAGGTACAGCCAAAGTGTTCTGGCAAGAATCCACACAAACCGACATGGAGACATTTGAGAACATCACACAAGATGAACTCGATATGCTCCTGGCCCAGGATGAGAACATCGAGCTAGAAGACAGTGAGACAGATGATTTCGGGATGCTCAGCGGAACAATCGCTGTAACCCGGGACACCAGTCAAGTTGTTATTGAAGCTATACCACCTGAGGAGCTATTAGTCGAAAGCCAGGCAGTTAGCCTGGACATCGATAGTATTAACTTTGTTGCCCACCGCACACGTAAGACGCTCACTGAGCTTCGGGAAATGGGCTATGATGAAGAAAAGCTCCAGGAGATAGGTGACGGTCATGAGGATGTGGAACTCGAGACTGACCCAGAGATCCTTGCACGTCACGATGATATTGGCGCAGACCGTGGTCACTCTAACCATGGCTACCAGGATCAAATCCGTAACATCATGGTCTATGAGGCCTATATTAAACTAGATGTCGAAGGCACCGGTATTGCTAAAATGCACCGGGTTGTTAAAGCAGGTAACGCACTCCTGGACATCGAGCCGGTTAATCGCTTGCCGTTTGTGACCTTTGCGCCGCTGCCGGTCCCACATAGCTTCTATGGATCTAACTTTGCTGAGAAGCTTATAGCCACCCAGAACGCCAGGACAGTCCTGACCAGGTCGATCCTCGATCACTCTATGATTACCAATAACCCGCGTTACATGGTTGTTAAAGGTGGCTTGAGTAACCCCCGGGAACTGATTTCGTCACGCTTAGGTGGCCTTGTAAACGTAACAAGACCTGATGCTGTCACACCAATGCAGCAAGCGTCACTCAATCCGTTTGTCTTCCAAACCATCGACATGCTTGATCGAAACGCAGAAGACAACACAGGCACTAGCCGTCTTTCACAAGGCCTCTCAAAAGATGCAGTGAGCAAGCAAAACTCAGCTGCAATGGTCGAACAACTCGCCACTATGTCTCAGCAGCGGCAAAAGATTATCGCACGTAATCTGGCCTCTCAGTTCGTTAAGCCTCTTTTCCACATGGTTTATCAGATCTGTCTTGAAAATGAATCTCAAGAGAAGATCGTAGAATTGTCTGGGCAGTATGTAAGTGTCGATCCTTCACGTTGGGAAGATAAGCGTGATGTCATGGTCGAGCTTAGGCTTGGTTATGGTGAACAAGAGAAAGAAGCTCAGAAGCTTCTAGCCTTGCACCAAATGTTTAGCCAGGACCCGACTATCCAACCTTTATATTCACCACAGAACCGATACCAAATGCTCAAGCAAATCCTCGAGCAACAGGGTATCTTGAATGTTGAGGACTACCTAACACCACCTGATCAACTACCACCACCTGAACCAGATCAAGCCCAGCAGATGCAAATGCAGATGGCCCAGAAGCAACTCGAGCTTCAAGAGCGTCAACAAGCCCTGGCAGAACAGAAGGCTCAGATGGATGCACAAATGGATCAGATGAAGATGCAAATGGAGCAAATGAAAGCCCAGGCATCACACGCCCTTCAAGCAGATAACATGGATCTTAAGGAAGCTCAGCTTGCTCATAAGAGACGTATCGATGAAGGCGAACTGGCAATCCTCAAGAGAACTGAGGACGTCAGGGGCATCGTTAGCCCGACAGGATAAAACGCTAATTAAGGAGAGCAAACTATCATGTTCGATGAAAAAGAAGAACAGCTCATCAATATGGGCAATTCGGCTGAAGCACTTCTCAACACTGAAGTCTTTACCCAAACAGTTAATACCATGGTGGATGGTTCGTTCCAGGCCTTCTGTAATTCAAAACCTGAAGAAACAGCGGTCCGGGAACGCACCTACAACCACTATCGAGCGTTGGTCGATATCGTCAGTACGCTACAGCAACGTGTAGCCATTAAAGACGAAATCGTAGCGAAAGCTGCCAACGACAGTGACAACAACGAAGAGGATGCTTAGCACCATGTCAGACGTGCAACAAAACACCCCCTTAGATATCGAAGATGCCATTCTGGCAAAGTGGGAGGACGCTGAGACCCAGCTATCCGAAGACACGACAGAGGCAACACCTCAGGATGATCAAGAAGAGACTACAGACATCCAAGAGGTTGATGAGGATACAGACGAAGACCTAGAAGACGAAAGTCAAGAAACCGACCTTGATGAAGATGAGGAAACCGAAACCGATGATGATGAAACAGATGCTGAAGATGAAGAAGAGGATGACGCAGATCGTCCAACGCTTGATGATGAAGCTGAAGTTGAAGTTCTGGTGGATGGAGACGCTCGTAAAGTATCGGTTTCAGAGCTTAAGCGTCTCTATGGACAGGAAGCTGCCCTCACGCGCAAGTCTCAAGAAACAGCTAAGCAACGTAAAGAAGCTGACGCTGCAATGGAAAAAAGTCACGTTGTGTTCCAAAAGATGCTTGAAAAAGCTCAGGAACGCTACAAGCCGTATAGTGAAGTCGATATGCTTGTTGCTAGTAGAAGCATGGCAACAGAAGACTTTACACAACTTCGTAAAGAGGCTCAGGCGGCGTATGACGACCTAAAGTTCTTGAATGAAGAGGCAGACGCCTTCTACGGATCAATCAAAGAGCAACAGCAAGCCCTACAACAGGACGCTGCAAAACAATGTGTTAAGTCACTCCAGGAAAACATTCCCGAGTGGTCTAACCAGCTTTATAACGACATCCGTGGTTACGCTATTAGTCAAGGTTTACCTGAAGACCAGGTTAACAATTATGTCGATCCGACAGTCATCACTCTGATTAACAAAGCCAGACTGTATGACCAAGGTAAGCAGGTAGCAACAACCAAGAAAAAGGCCGCGACCACTAAAAAGGTCCTTCGGAGCAAACGCTCCCCAGACCCTCAGGCATCCAAGAAAGCCCAAGCTGAAAAGGCCCGGCAGAGGATGGTTAAAAGTGGTGGTCGAGACTTAGATGATATTGCAGACGCCATCCTCCAGCGTTGGGAAGCATAATAATATACCCACAACGCCAAATCGAAGAGGATTAACTCACAATGGCTATTTATCAAACCTATCAACAAATCGGTATCGCTGAGGACATTTCCAGTTTAATTTCGGACGTGACACCCTCAGACACACCTTTTTATAGCATGATCAAATCTGAGAAGGTACACAATCGTGTGTATCAGTATCAGACAGACTCACTTGCCGCCGCCGCAGCCAATGCACAAGTCGAGGGATTTACCGCTACATCAGGCACAGCAATCCCAACAACCATGATCAGTGGTAACACTCAGATCCTGGCAAAGACCTTTGCTGTAAGTGCCACGGCAGATGCTATTAAGGCATACGGTAGGGCTAAAGAGACAGCATATCAGCTATCAAAAGCCCTAAAAGAAATCAAGAAAGACGTAGAGTTCGCCTTTGTTGGTTCATCAAATGCCGGTACAGCCGGTAACGCAACGACTGCACGTGAGATGGATTCAGCTGACCAGCTGATCGATGCCTCAACAACTACAGCAGGCGGTACAGCTGCCCTGACTGAGGCCATGATCACCGGTTGTCACCAGGACGTTTACAACGCAGGTGGTGACCCAAGCGTTCTCATGGTGAAACCCGCAGACAGTTTAATTATCGCTGGATTCACCGGGGCCGCCGGTCGTACACGTGAGTTCAACGATGGTAACAAGACGCTCACAAATGTCGTGAATCTCTATGTTTCTCCATTCGGAGAACTAAAAGTGGTTCTCAACCGCCACCAGCTGACAACACATGCGTTCCTCTTGGATCCATCAATGTGGCGTACAGCGACACTACGTCCGTTCACCCGGACATTGTTGGCTAAGACAGGCGACTCAGACACTCATATGGTTGTCGGGGAACTTGGCCTTATGCATAAGAACCCACTTGGGTCAGGACAAATTGACGCCCTTACCTAAGTGTAACTAATAGGAGTGGAGGGGATCCCTAGTGGATTTCGCTCTCCTTACCACTACCCCTTCACACCTACACTAATACCCAACCCTCAGAGGCTCCGGCCCCTGGGGGTTTTTCTATGCCTAAAAGGAGAATACGAATGGCAGACAAGATCGACCTAACTGGTATCAACAACGACTTTAAAGAAGAAACCGGGAACCTAGTTCGCCGGGATAGCCAGATCATCAGTCAGGGTTTCCTGGACGACCTCAAAGAGAAGAGGGATGCCAGTAAGAATCGCCTCGAAGGTGACTACCAACATGTCGCAGCAATCCCAACCATCTTTGTCGAGAAATGGCAGCGTGAGGGCTTTGACATCCTCACAGACAAAAGCATCACCCTGAAACAGATAGTAGCCAAACTAAAGTCCGAAAACCTCGAAGGCTTCATGGCAACAGAAAAGAGCATCTAATGTACAAGAACAAAGGTGGACGTAAGAAATGAATTATGGCGATATCAAATCTCATTTTAATGAGTTGCTTAACCGAAGTGACATTACCCCGACACTTACCACACAGTTTGTTGACCAGGGTATTTCCCGGATCCAGAGACAACTACGCACCCCTTTGAACGAGAATGTTAGCACATATGTTATAAGCGGTCAGACACCATCGTTGACCCTACCTACAGACTTCTTAGAGATTATCTCGATCTATCATGAGTCCATTGAGTTAAAACGTGTTCCTATGGAGACATTCCGTCCCTTAGCGCAAAACCCAATGGCAGGTCGTCCTGAGGTGTTTGTACGTCAACAGCAAGACATTCAGATGCATCCTCAGCCTACCACCGGTAACGTGGTTCTTTACTATTATGGTGAATTTGCACCGATGGTCCTAAACACTGATGAGAACACACTGGCTGCGGTAGCTCCCGACCTTATAACGTATGCGGCTCTCACATACGCCGCAGACTATTATTTAGATGAGCGTGGACCGTTGTTTGAGGATAAGTTCCGGTTATTTCTTAGTGAACTACAAGCACAGTCAGACGACCAGGAGCTAAACGGTGGGGTGCAAAGTATCCAACCGATGTCACGCTACGATGATTACCAATCCACTTACATTGCTTATTAAAGAGGTAGTCGCGTCATGGCAAACTCCAGTTTCTTCAAGAACACCGGCATCGCAACATTCCCTAGCCAAGCAACAGCAGCGCAAACCAGATTGTATCTTGGGTCTTACGCAACAAACCCATCTGTGGATTTGGCGGGTGATCCACTTAAAGTCGGGATGCTGTACACACGGACAACCAACGACAAACTATTCCACTACAATGGCAGTGCTTGGGTTGAAGCATCACCATCGGCAGTCGGAGCATTAACCGATGTCGTTGACGATCTCAGCCCTCAGTTGGGCGGTGATCTGCAAAGCAACAGCTTCGACATTGTTATGGCTGATGACGATACAGTCACACTTGGCACTGATGCTGACACATTATTATCCCATCGAGCTTCACAGAATATTACATGGGTTCAGTCCGATGCATTCGAGTTTCGTAACAAATCAGGTACAGGCTTAAATCTTAGTTTAACACCCAGCGCAACCAAGACTGTCCGACTGTTCTGGCAAGGTGCAGAGAAACTGGCAATCCTTACAGGCGGCGTAACGGTTACTGGTGACATGGCATCAGATAGCGCGACTATCGCTGGTCTTACATACCCAACAGCAGATGGAAACAATGGCGACACATTGACTACCGATGGTGCGGGTAATCTGTCGCTACAACCCAACTCCAGCGCATCAGTAGGCAGCGCAATCGCCTTCGCAATCGCACTTTAGGAAATAGACATGGCACAGAACTTCAGAAGATATACGCTGAACGGCGTAGGCACAGGTGCGACCAGCATTGCCGCAGCAGACAGTTACGACACGATCATTGGCATCAGGTTAGCAAACACAACTGCAAACATCATTTTGGTAGACGCCTACATCAACGATGGGTCGAACGATATCTCACTTATCGTCAATGCTCCCATTCCCGCAGGGTCATCACTAGAACTGATTGATGGTGCAAGTAAGGTCATCTTAGCAAGCGGTGATCAACTCTTCATCAAAAGTGATACAGCAAGTTCGCTCGATGTTTGGGTATCTGCCGTAGACGCAATTAGTACATAGAGGTGACGCATGGCATACATCGGAAACCAAGCACAAACCGCTTTCACCTCTTTTGACAGACAGTCAATCACAGGGGATGGGACAACCGGCCCCTACACCTTGTCGCATCAAGTTAGTGGCGCAAATGAACTTGAGGTGTTCGTAAATAACGTAAGGCAAGAACCAAGCGTTGCGTACACAGTCTCTGGCAACCAGATGACCATGACAGGCAACGTACTTAGCACTGACGACTTCTATGTCATATTCCAAGGCAGGGCGATGCAGACGCTTGCACCCGCAGCAGGTTCAATCACAAGTTCTATGTTTGCTGCCGGTCTATCACTTGGCGGTGGCACCTATAAGGGCGAGAATGGTGAGATCAACGCAGGTGGCGGTGACATCTTCCGTGTGCATCAGCAAACCCTCGATACTGATGTAACAATCGACAGTGACGAAAATGCCTTATGTGCAGGTCCACTGACTGTCGCCTCGACCAAGGTTTTAACGATCAACGGTAATCTGGTGATAGCATGAGTGAATTACGCACAGACACAATCACTGCCAGCGATGGCACTAGTGCAGTCACACTGACTAAGCAGAGTGCGGCGAAGCACTGGATAAATATGGACGCAGGTCAAACAATTAACGGAAGTATAAACACATCCAGTATTGTAGACAATACAACAGGAGACCACGCAGTAAATTTAGCAAATGCGCTAAGTGACATCCATTATGTTGTTACAGGTTCAAATATAGGTAGTGTTTCGGGCCTTGATAGTGGTGAAAGTTTCGTTTCATCTGGTGATATAAATACTACAACAAAATATGAATTTAAAACCAGACACAACGGCGGTAGTTATTATGATAACGGAGTTAATCAGCTGCATCTAAATGGAGACCTAGCATGAGTTCCGTAAAAGTAGACACACTCACAGGCAAAACCACTGCCAAGACAGTCAACGTGACTGTTGGTGCTAGTGTAACGCAGTCGCTGGAACAGGGGTTGGCAAAAGCATTTGGATCATTTGCTCAGAACGCATATCCAGACACAGGTTACACTCAAGACTTTGCTGGCGAAACCTTCAACTTCTCAAGCATCACCGACATTTCAAGTGGACTTATTAACTCTGCGATAATCAACAACACATCCGCAACGACTTACTCTGCTGGCTGCCATACGTGCTACTTTGGTTCAACCGGTACTTCTAATGAAATGGATGGTGTGTATGCTAAAACAACAGGTGGTTGGAAAATGTCAAACACCTATGCAAACGGTTCTGTTCGTGACGCAAACTACACAGGAATCTTACTACACGGGAGTCTCGCATAATGGCTGGTAAAATCATAGCAGACCAAATCGAACACTCGACTGCAGGTTCTCTGGATACGCAGTATGTGGTCAATGGTAGTGCTAAAGCGTGGGTACACTTTGACGCACATGGAGATGCCGCTGTCAGTGGTACTCCAATCAGTCGAGATTCGCTCAACGTCAGCACTATCGGTGACGATGGAACCGGCGACTACACGGTAAACTTTGGGTCTAATTTCGCAAACGGTTTTTATGCGTCATCAGGGACTGGTGATCACGCACAGTATATGTTTTGTGTAGACCCCTCAATTAACCCAACAAGTTCTGCTTTTGCAATGATGTTTTCATATCAACCGGGTGCTGGTTCAGACATTGATATTGATAATGTAAGCACAATTCATATAGGGGAACTCGCCTGATGAAGACACCAGATTTCAAAGGCACCCCACTGTTTGATCGCTTATGCTGGGCAAAGGAAAACCTAGAGCCTGTGCAAACAGACTATCGGGTGGTCTACGAGGACAGTGTGGACGAATGTGCCAAGGTGCTTATTGCAGACCCGAACTTTATGAGTGCAGCAATCGCTGGGGGTATCCTACCACCTGTCTGGGTATACCACGAACTGGCTAAAGATGAAGCACAGCCTGACTTCAAGAAGCACACCAGAGGTTACTTGCTACACCAGACAGAACCAATTGGTCCCCTATCGGAAGAGGAAGCACTGGA